CCCCTTGATTGTTCCAAGGCCCGGATTAGCCTTCATCCAGACATCCGATTCCTTGTAGTCGTCATCCGGGTCTAACTCGTAGAGGAACGCGAGGAAGTGTTCGTCCTGAATTACTCCGTTGATGGCATCGACCGCATATTTATACTGCGAATCGAAGATGTTCTCGCGAACAAATCCTGCGGTCGTAATGCACCACAGCAGGGGCCGCCGCCGCGAGGCCATGCTCTGCATCATTACGTCGTAAAGGTTCCGGTCTTTGATAGCATGGATCTCGTCAATCATACAGAAGTGAGTGTTCAAACCGTCCAGGCTGTTGGAGTCGCTGGCCAATGGTGCGAACCGCGAGAACGTCGGGTCAAAGTACAGTCCGGTTAGGTTCTTCCGGATGTGCTTACTCAGGGTTTCGCTCTGCGTGACGATGTTCGCGGCCTCCGCTGATATGATCTTGGCCTGGTCTTTCTTGGTGGCCACTGAGTAGACTTCGCTACCGCCCTCGCCATCTGCGATGAGCATGTAAAGCCCCAGGGCCGACAAAAGACTGGACTTCCCATTCTTCCGACCGACCAACGTGAACACCTCCTTGTATTTCCGGCGGCCCTCCTCGTCAAAGAACCCGAACACCGTCTGGATCATCGCCTTCTGCCAAAGGTCGAGGACAAATGGTTTCCCGATCCATTGCCCTTTGCTTTGCTTGCAGAACAGTTCGACAAACTCAATAGGCCGCGTCGCCTTGGCCTCGTCGAATGTGTAGGTCCCTGGGTTGTCGATCTCCTCGACGATCTTGCTGTAAATCAATTTGATGTGCTGCCCGACAACAATTTCCCCGCTCTGGATCTTGTCGTTGTACTCTGTGATATAGCTCATAAACCGCGCTGCAAGAACTTCAGCAGTTCATCATCGCCCTCTCTGCCCTTCGCCAGTGGGGTATTCGAGAACAATTGTTTAAGCGTGCCATTGTAGTTTTTTATCATTGCGTTGTAGGACTTCACGACTGTCCGTTCGCGGGTTTTGCGCGGGAGCGTCTTTGAAACCTCAGAGGTTCCATTCTGTTTGATGTCTGCTTCCATATCCTCCAGCGCGACTTGCATGAAGGCTACCCGCTCAATGAGGTTCTTTGTGACCATCATTTGCTCCGGTGGCGTGTCCTTGAACATCTCCAGCAGCCGCTCCACCTCGGCTGCGATTCGCTGCTCCATGCTCATCCCTCCTCTGGCGGTATAAGATCGCCATTCGCATCGAACCATAGCCCTCCGCGATACTGCGAGTGGTGCAGTTCATGACATACCCGGCAGACCAGTTTCAAATTATCCCAGCCATAACACTTGGCGGGGTTGGATTTTATATCGCTGTGGGTGATCGGATCTTTGTGGTGGACGATCTCGCCTGGTGCTCCACAGTCCTCACAAAGCCCATATTTGGAATTATAGAAAGCGTCGCGGCATCTGTTCCAGGCCGCGCTCGCGTAGAATGTTCTTGCTACTCCGGTGCTCGTTGGCGTTCCCACCTTTCAACGCAAAAAGGAACCGGCTCAAAGTCGAGCTGGTTCCTTTTTACACTGTTCTTTTATTAGTATGAGTCAACCCATTCTTCGGCCTCTTCAAGTATGTCGCACTCCCACTCGATCTCGTTGTCCCGCGTCGTTATCCAGTATTTCGACCGGGCCTCGTCGCGCGGGATGGTCTCCATTATAAAAAGGCCCTTGTAGCTTTTTATCCTCTTAGCCATTCACGGGAACCTCCCGCTCTATCGCTTCTATGTTCGCCCGCATCCCAGCTATGAGGGCGGCGATGGCCTTATCCTTTTCGGCCCCTTCCAGTTTTTGTGCCTCGCCCATCGCCTTGTAATAAGCGTCCAGCGTTACCTTTACCAGCTCTTCTCTCGTCATGTTTTCTACCTCCCGTGTTCGTTTGCGCTTCTCCCATAACCATTAATCACTCTGTTCGAGATTAATAGCAAGTCATTTCTGAACAGGAGGAAAAGCGCCTTTGGAAGGCGCTGGAGCCGCATGGATGCTCGTTTTCTATTCGCGGAGGTTGGTCATCAGGTCGTCCATATAGTTCCCTTTGTGGGGCTTGGGGTGTATCTCCCTGCACTCACTAACCTTCACTGGTTTGAAGTATAGGTCGCGCTCGATGCCGGGGATGCCATGCCATTTGAGCGCTTCCATTTCGCTGAGGGCGAAGTAACCCCACTCTCGTTCGTGCCCCTCCACCAGTCCGTAGAAAAGGAAGTCGCCATCCTCTCGGCGCTCGCCTTCCACCACATACCAAGTCCAGCCGCTCCCGATTGCAAAGTATTTGCACACTATCGTTTTATCCTCTAGCGCTGTTTCCATGGTGCTGTAAAGAGCTGGGATGGTTTTTTCGATTGCCTTCGTGAGCAGTTTCATCTGTGTGTCCTCCTTCAAATTGCGTTCTCGCATTGCATTAATCACTCTAAACGCACAGGATAGCAAGACATTTCACTAGGCGGAAAATTCCGCTCAGTGGGGTGGTACAATCATCTCGCCACCCCAAATCTGGGGGCACACCGGCAAACGTCGCGCGACTTACGAGGAGTTAAAGGAGCCAATCTATTTTTTTAAAAGCATTTTCAAAACCCTGGCGCTTTTTAACTGAAAAATGGGCCGCCGATTTTACGCTTGTTGGGCACACGGCAGACGAGAAACCTCCGAATAATATCCAGGCGGGGGGTCTATATGGCATTTGCTGGCATATACCGCGCCACCAATTTCCATAGATTTTTGGAGTTCCGCAGCCGCACAGCGCGGAGACCTTGCCGCGCGACACCGCGTGGGTAAATATTTTTAGGGAACCACCCCCGCTGTTAATAGGCCCTGTACGCATCAACCAGCTTGTGTCATCTTTAATGCGCGTTCTTTCTTGAGTTCCTCAGCTTGTTCCTCGGATTGCCTCTTCACCAGGCCATTCCCTAATCGCATGTTGTAGACCGCAAGGCCCACAAAGTATGCGATGAGCGTCCAATCGAATGAACTCTGGGACTTAATTGCCAGGTCGTATATAAATAGTACCGCAAACCATGCCTGCCAGAAGGCCATCCTGCGGTATGGATTCTTTTCTTTCTTGAAGTATTGCTGATATTCTTTCTTAGTTATAGGTTTCGCCTCGCGCTCGGTATCAAAGAGCCAAGTCCCGCACTTCACACAATATGTGGCTGACTCAGGGTTTGGTGTTCCGCAGATGGAGCAAGCGTATCCGATTATATTCTTTGACATTAAAATCCCCTACCTCTCATATTTGGTAGGTTCATGTTCGCTCTGAATGGCAGCTAAGTCAATCCAACAATATCTGGTGTGCGGTCGTTTCTCCGTTACGAACTAAAAAAACACCAGCATCGCTGCCAGTGTTTTGAATGTATCTTTTCACAATTACATCTACATACTTTGGATCAAGTTCCATGGAGCAACACAACCTTTCAGTTTGTGCTGCCGCTAGGATTGTTGTCCCTGATCCACCAAACAGATCAAGGACAAGATCGCCTTCGTTGCTGGAGTTCACGATTGAACGTGCAACAAGCTCGACAGGCTTCATTGTTGGATGTTCGTCGGATCGTTTTGGTCTTGGAATGTCCCAAACATCTGTCTGTTTCCTGTCTGCCAAAGGATGCAATCTTGCGCTTCCTTCAAGCCATCCATACCAAATTGGCTCATACTGAGTGTGGTAGTCTTTTCGCGAGAGCACCAACGAGTCCTTTTTCCATATGATCGTGCTCGACCAATGATATTCAAGTTCGGTCAGGACATTCATAAGGTTTCCCCATTCTTGGGCACTCATCACAACATAAGTCATACAGCCTGGCTCGCTCACATGTTTCATGGCTGTGAACGCTTTCTCCATAAACTCTTTAAACTGATTCGTAGGCATCTTGTCGTTGAGAATCGAGCGCGACTTCCAACTTGGATGGTTCGTGTTCGCGCCATAATCTACATTCCAAGGTGGATCTGTGAAAACATGCCGAGCCTTTTTACCGTCCATAAGGGTTTCTACTTCTTCTATAGAAGTGCTGTCGCCACACATAAGTCGGTGTTTGCCGAGCAGCCACACATCGCCACGTTGACTCATAGGTGTTTCGATCTCTGCCAGCGCAGCATTGGTGTCGAAGTCGTCCTCTTTTACCTCGGCTTTGGTGGAGTCCGGTGCTGCATCTAAAGAATCAAAACCGAAGTCCTCCATTGAGAAGTCAAGGCTCAATTCGTTCAGCGCTTCGAGTTCAACGCCCAGCATCGAAACGTCCCAGGATGCAAGCTCAGCAGTCTTATTATCTGCGAGCCTAAACGCTTTAATCTCCGCCTCGCTTAGGTCATCGGCGATCAAACAAGGAACTACTTCCAAGCCGAGTTCTGTTGCTGCCCGCAGTCGAGTGTGACCAGCCACCACTTCATTGTCCTTATCGAGAACAATTGGTACTTTGAAACCAAACCGCATAATTGACTCAGCCACAGCTTTGACAGCAGCGTCGTTGTTCCTTGGATTATTTTTGTAAGGCTTTATATCTGTGATTTTAATATCACGAATTATCATCGCCAAAAACTTTAGCCTCCTCGATCTTCTTGTGGAATTCAAACATTTCTCTCTCCAGAGCAATTTTTTGAGGATTATCCGACCAACCACGCTCTTTATCTTTGTTTTTCAGAAGGATGCTACAAGCCGCAACATCTGGCGGGAGATACTTCGTTGTTTTCTCTGTAAATTTAACCTGCCGACCGTCAACGTCCCGAATTGAAACTTTGGTTTCCTCGTAGGTGATACCGAGAGCTTTTTTAAAAAGAGCGTTCTCCACCTCGGTAATGGCGACTTCTTTTCCTTTTTTTAGGGCCTTAACTAACTCCATGTGCTGTTTCTTGAACTTATTAAACGCGGTAACACTAACGCCGAGATTCTTGCAGATTTGCTCCTCTGTCAAGCCATCCCGACACCACCGCTCAACAAGGATTAAGTTCTCTTCCACTTGAGGCCATTTACTTTTCATTGAGGCCACCGTATGCCCTTATTGTTTCGCATCATTCGGTCATAAGTTTTAAATTCCTCAGTATCCTCATAATCCGTTATCAAGCTAACTTCGTCTTTGCACCGGGTTCCGTTCCAGAGTTTACAATTTGCACAGTTAACCAGTAAGCCCTCTTCGTTTGGAGTGAATCGTCTGCATTTACTCATTTGTTTGCCCCCTAAAATTAAAAAGGCCGAAGCCCATCAGTTCATAAAAAATGCGCGACCCGAAGGCCGCGCTATATAAAAAGAGAGGAGATGGAAATAGAAAAGGCCCTCGGACGAGTTGTCCAAGAGCCTTAATAATCTTTTCCACATTATAAATATATCACCTTAAACCGAACAGTACAATGCCGACTTTTGTTCACTTTATTCCACTATTTATTCACTTATTTCCACTTTCAGTTCACCCTGTCAGCCCGATAACGGCATCGAACATCCCCACGATCTTTTCCTCGGCTCGCTGCCGAAACCTACCCAGAGTGGTTCTTGAAATGTTATATTTACTACAAACCTCCTCCCACTCCATTCCATTAATAACTAGATCTGTTATGATTTCAGAAAGTTCCTCTTCTAACAAGGTGATACAAAATTCTAATAAATCAAGATCGCTCCTGAGCGCTCGGTATCTACGCACCAATTCTTCTAAAATCTCCTTACTTTGCTCATATGAAGTATTTTGATATGCGAGTGCGATCCTCGATGTTTTATCAGATACCCCACTAGTTGTAACCCTCTCACCTTCAGGAGTGGTAAACGTAAGTTCTTCGATAATATGATCCTCGCTTAGGCCGGAAAAGTAGTTAATTCTAAATGCTAGAAGATCGAGTGTGCGTTTCATCGCTTGGTAGTTGGTGAGCAGTTTCTCTACTTTTGTCATTATCTTGCTCCTTTTTCAACAATTAATTGGCTGTAAGGGAGAGATTCGAGCATCTTACAAAATTCTCTAAATTCTCTTTGCTTGTGGAGTTTTCGGGCATGGTATACGTTTCTTAGATTTTCATAACTACCTGTCCAAGTTGAGAGGAAATTATAGTTCTGAGGTAAATCTAAGATAATATCTCTCCATAGTTTAGCAGCAGCTTTAGCGTCCGTTTTCTTTAGTTGCTGATATTCTTTGATCCGCCTATTTATATCTTCAAGAACGTACTTCCTTAATGGAGTAATATTTATCTCTCCATCTTCGTCATCGACACTAAAATCCTTGAAATCTAATGTTCTAGTTCCTAATTTGTGCATCCTACTTGAGCTGTTTTTTGTTGTGGCTATTTTATAGGTGTCAAAATCCCACCACCAGGACATTGGTGCAGTTATATCCATAGAGATAAATATCTGCCTCATAAATTTTGAGTGATCCGAACCGGCCTTAACAAGTTTCAGAGCTACTTCTAAATCTTTTTCTCCTATAATGAATTCACCTGATATAAATTTGCTGTCTGATTGCCCCCAACTTTCAAGGGGATTTCTCATCCCCCTTAAAGCGCCTTCAAAATTCATAACTTCAATTTCTTCTACTTTAATCAGCTGTCTCTACCTCCTTGCAGCATGACAGAATGAACTTTATTGCCATAGCACCGACTTGTGTTGCTTCCTCACGCATCCTGGTCTTGTCAGGCTGCTTCTTCTTAATCTCATCCCAGAGTTCGTCCAATTCTTCGTGCAGTACAGCATAGCCTTCGTGTGTCGAATTGAATTGTGGGTACATCACGTTCGCGCGGGTAAGTTCAACCAGTATTAAAAAGACGGTGTCAAACTCCTTAATATTATCCAATTCGTGCGGCCCCCTTCCGATAACACAATTCCAATGTGCAGTATCCGATGATGTCTTTTATGGTGTCCTCCACAGCCTCAGTCGTGACTTGGGCCGGATGCTTGACCAAGGTGTTCAGCCTGTTGATCTTATCACCGAGTCGAATCAAGAAGGAGATTTCGCCGAATTCCTCTCGCAACTTATCGTATGACCGTCCGTAGTCGTGGTTCTTTTGCTCCAGCAGCTCCACAACCGGAGTCAGAACGTTGGAGAACTCATTTGTTCTTTGCATTTTTAGCATCCCCCTTTTATAGTCTAGCTCGTACAGCCCTCAACAGGGCTGTCTGTTCGGTGTCCTTGCGGCCCAGCGCCTTTATAACGTCCTCATCTACCGTTCCGGCTGTTACGATATGGTGAACGATTACGGTCTCGTTTTGCCCCTGTCGGTGCAATCGACCGTTTGCTTGTTGATATAACTCCAAGCTCCAAGGGATTCCGTACCAAATGATGATGTGGCCTCCGGCCTGAAGGTTTAGACCATGCCCGGCTGAAGCAGGATGAGCGAGCGCCACATCAATGCCTCCGTCGTTCCAGTCGGTGATATCTTGAGATGTTTTCAGATCTCTGGCGTTCTTGAACAGTTCATTTATCCTGTCTCTGTCGTGTTTAAAAGCGTAGAAAATAAGGATGGGCTTCCCATTCGCACTCTCCCAGAGATCCTCAAGAGCGTCCAGCTTGCGTCGATGGATCTGCCTCACAGACCCGTTCTCATCGTAGACGGCCCCGTTGGCCATCTGTAGCAGCTTGTTTGTGAGAACAGCAGCGTTCGCCGCGTCGATATCCCCATCCGCGAAGGGTAGCAGCATATCGCGGGATAATTGCTGGTAGAGAGCCTTTTCCTTTGGGGCCATTTCTACTCGAACATAGTTGTCGATTCGCTCCGGCATCTTTAGATAGTCCTGGGCCTTCATACTCACACAGATGCCTGATATTTGTTTATATATTGCCGCCTCAGCGTTTGGTTTAGGTTTCCAAGAATAAATGACTTCGCGGTTCCGCTGGTCTGGGGTGAAGTACCGTTCCCGATACCCGCCGAGCGTTTTTCCAAGGCACTCACCCCGGTCGAGTAGATACATTTGTGGCCACAAGTCCAGGAGTCCATTTGGGGCTGGTGTTCCGGTAAGGCCCACAATCCGTTTGATAAGAGGCCTGGCTTTCCGGAGAGCCTTGAATCGGAGGGATTTTGCTGACTTAAAACTCGACAACTCATCGATTACGACCATGGTGAAAGGCCACTTTGAACCGTAGAGATCGACCAGCCATGCTACGTTTTCCCGGTTGATGATATGAATGTCGGCTTTGGTTTTTAGAGCTGCCAGACGTATTTTCTCTGGGCCTAGCACCTTAGCGACCTGCATGTGTTTCAGATGATCCCATTTCTCACACTCTTTGCTCCAAGTATCCTCAGCCACCCGGAGAGGTGCTATCACTAGCACCTTTTTAACCTCCGAGAGCAGCTCGTTGATTGCGCTGAGGGTGATGACCGTTTTCCCCATCCCAAGGTCGAGGAACAGCGCACACGCGGGCTTCGAGATGATTTGTTGGGCCGCAAAGTCTTGGTAGCTGTGGGAATTATATTTCATAGTAATTCGACCAACTCTTGTACTTTCTCAGGGCTGTCTATAACCAATACAACGTGTCCCAGCCCAGATAGTGTGTGGGCCATTTTGATTTGCTTGGGCGAAAAGACACCACCCAGAGCTTTCAGCTCTACGAAGAACACGCGACCGTCGGGTGCCAGCACGATCCTGTCAGGGACTCCAGCAGTACCAGGCGAGACGAGTTTTAGAGCTAGACCCCCTTTCGCTTTAACCGCAAGCCTTAGTTTTTGTTCAAGCTGGCGTTCGAGCATTGAGCACCTCTTTTCGTTTGAATAGACCCTCATCTTTATATAGAAGGAAAGCCTTGTAAGCCTGTTTTTGGGCTCAACTTATATACACATTTGTGCAAAGGGTTTAAAGGCGCATGTGTATGTGCCTGTACGACATATACATCTTGTTATAATAAATATAAGGTAAACCAGGCGTAACCCTTCTGCCATGCGGTTTTAACTAGGACTACAACCCGGCTTATCACTGGATTGTTAGGCCCAAACTCGGCTTGGTTTTAGAATGACTACTTTTTGACCAAGCCGGGTTTGTCATTTTCTGTTGGCTTAGATAAGAAACTCTCGATTCTCCAGCTTTACACCCTTCCAGTACCTTGGTCCGGATTGGTGGTACTCTTTCAAGTCTGGGTGGAGCGCCAGGAGTCTTGTATTGAACCGGGTTTGACTAAGAGATTTGTGTCCCCAGTCGGTGCAGAACGCTCTGTAGGCATCATAAAGCGCCTGTTTACCTGTCATTTCAGCAGCGTCAAAGGTGCAACATTCCTCGAAGAAGTGGGCTGCATTGTCACTTCGGTTTCGGTACTCAACCAGGGACTTCGTGACTGTTGCTGACTCTGTGAATTTTCCCAGCTTTATAAGTCGCTGCATCCCTTTGAGTCCTCGAAGAAGCAAGGCAGACAAGCCTTCTGGTGTAAAGAGCAGCGCACGCAAATCGCGGTCAGTGAACTTCGTGTTGAATGGAACCATTAAGAGCTTTCGATGGAAACCCTCGGTGTTGTCTCTGCTGGTTGGCGGCTCGTTAGCGCTGTAGATTAACTTGGCCCGGTTCCTGAATTTGAAAGGACTCTTGTGTTTTTCCTCAGCTTGAACCATGTCCCCAGAGGTTATTTGTTTAAACAGTGCAGTATCCTCAATAGTTTTGTTCGGTATATCGGCATGGAGATTCGCCATTTTACCGAAGAGTTCTGCCGCAGCAAAACGATTATCTGACAAAGTTTGAAAGGCTACACCCGCGATGTTTTTAACTCCAAGCATTTCTGTCATTAAAGATATAAGCGTTCCTTTACCGTTACCGCCCTCACCATGCAAAACTAGCGATTTCTCGTACCGCATCGTTGGGATAAGGCAGTACCCGACAAACTCTTCAATCACAGCAATCGTGTCATGGGGAACAACCATTTTAAGATACTTGTCAAAGGCAGCGCAGTCTGCGTTCGGATCATAAACCACAGGTAGTTGAACGATGGTTTTGAAATCCGGAGTATGCGGTTTAATTTCCAATGTTATAAGGTCGAGCAACCCATTTTTTAAGTTAAGAACCATACCTGTGTCCGTAGCTTCTTCAGGGGTTAACATTTGCACTGTATTTTTGATATATGCCAGCGCCTCGCGCATCCGGCTCGTTGTGAACTCATCAGCAAGAGCTGCTGTTCCCTCCACATTGAAAACCCGCTCGTCCTTGAAATAAACTCCGTCTGCATAAATATACAGTTCGTCGTTCATGACAAAGGCTTGGTGGCGCTTCATGAACCACTCTGCCATGAATCGAGCATTAAACTTGTCTTCCTTAAAAAAGAGCTTCTTGGGATTTACCTTTTCGCCTTGGAAGTCCTTTGCCACAGCTTCCATGCGATCTTCATAGTCAAGCTCCTGGACAAGCGGATCATCTTTTGCAAACCTAGTCATTTCCACAAACGAGGGCCATTTGCCAGGTGGAGTATTTTCCTTAACGTCCTCATCGAGAACACCAAACAGGTGAGTCCTTACCAAATCGAAGGCGTTGACGAGCTTTCCGCTAATAGGGTCAGTCGCATGGTGTGAAAAGGCAAAAGTGTCGTTATCATATACAACCAACCCCCCTGCGGTTGATCCACCGAGGTAGGTGAACCTGTCGTCCGTACCATCACAAGGAACATAGACCTCTGGGAGAAAGGTTTCGATTGCTTCGCTTATCGTGTAGGCCCGGCTGAAAGTTCCAACAACGCCCTTCTTTGTTAATGGATCGCCTTGCTTATCCGCTGACTTCTTCCGCTCAACTCCTACACGCGAGGACACAGGCCAGCTCGAAGCATCCGTCCAGTCCTGGTACTGCGCGAGGATCTCATCCGGATCAAGCCAAGACCCATCCTGTGACTCGAATACATGCTCCCCATCGCTTGATGTGCTTGACCAGTACATTAGGCGTGCCGCCTCGAACGTGGTGTCGTCAAACAATTCGATGTCGATGCCTCCGGCGAACTTGTGTCCTAAAGCTGCATATTCATCCGGAATAACATCCCTTGCAAGAGGAGCACAGAGCCTTAATCGCGGGGCATCCGAAGTGTGCTTGTGGGTGGAGTAGATGCAGCAAGCGACCCCGGTAAACATTTGTATGGTGTCCCATGTGTCCGGTTGTGCGAAGTCCAAGTCCAGTGTTAGGACGCTTCGGTACTCCACATTACTGTTTTTCCGTACTCCATCACGGAGTTTGCCGCCGACCATACCGCCAATGTCTTTGATGTCGTCTTGTTTTGGCTTAGGCATTTTTTTATATTCAGCGACTGTTTCTCCGGTGAAGGTCGGCTGCCCTAGTCGTGCCATCAACTCTGGCCATGTTACTTCCCTTGGAATCCATTTGGTTTCTTTGCGCGAACTTCCAACAGAGATTATTAAATTTCGTTGCACTGTACTACCTCCCCCTATTTAAAAATAAAAGTGTCAAGAGGCAGACCACCGCGACAAGAGTGAAATATATAGCGTACAAGGCGTTGCCGTAGGCCGCGTCCCCAAACCCGGCGAGCATGAACACCAATGCTAGAAAGTCCATGTTAAGCCCTCCTGTCCGTTTTATCCCTTTTTATTCTTTCGACAGCGTTGAACGCGGTTAAATCGCGATAACCCTCATCGTTTCTTGTGCTCAGGCTCTCCTCGCCTTTCTTTTTACGGTTTTCCCTCTGTTTCTGCCTGTTCCTCATGAATTAATCCCCCTCTTATTTCTTGTAAAATTCTGCTTCAAAACCATCGGCCTTCAAAGGTAATCCTTCGGCCCAATTTATCGGCTGCGCCATGATGCCGCACACATCCTCTAGCGACCCTTCGCCAATTGGCGCAGATATTACCGCTTCGTCGTGAACGTGCATGATGATCTTGTACCCGGCCGTGTCGATCCGCAGCATTGCTTCCGCGAGGCAATCGCGTGCAACAGCCTGGGTGATGTTCTCCACCAGCTTTGGGCCATAGGTGTCGATAAGGCCCCACTGTTTGTTCTCGCCGATGCCCTCATAAACAAGGCCCTCGCGACCGAACTTATTAGTTTTCATCTTTGGTTTGATATAGGAGAGCATCCGTCCTGATGGTAGCGTGATGAATAATATTGCACTCCTATATTCAAATTTAATATAGCCAACAGTCTGAGGGATTCGCTTCCGCACAGCATCGAGCGCGGCCCGGTCGCAGTCCCACCAAAACTTCGTGATGTTTGGATTCGCAGCTCTCCACGCGGTCACAAGAGGTTTTAGTTCCTCCTCTTTGACACCCATTGCGAGAGCGCCCATCGCGGTTAGCGCTCCGACGCTGCCTCCATAGCCCAGGGCCAGCTCTGCAATTTTCCCTTTTTGCCGCAGTTCATACTCTTTGTTCCCTTTTGCGATCCGCTCCAAGGGGACTTTGAACATCTGTGAAGCAGAGGCTTCGTAAATCTTGCCATGGGTCCTGAAAACTTCCATGCGCCATTCCTCGCCAGCCAACCAAGCTATAACCCTCGCTTCGATTGCTGAGAAGTCGGCGACGATAAACCTGTGCCCCGGTGAGGGAATAAAGGCGGTTCTGATAAGTTCTGACAGAACGCCAGGCACGCTTTCGTACACCATTTCAAGGAAATCAAAGTCCCCAGCCTTTACTATCTCCCGCGCGTCCTTTAGGTCTGGTAAGTGGTTCTGCGGGAGGTTTTGAACCTGAACGAGCCGCCCGGCCCACCTTCCTGTGCGGTTGGCTCCGTAAAATTGCAATAAACCTCTCACGCGCTGGTCAGGGCCAAGCGCACGCTGCATCGCCACGTATTTTTTGATTGAGGTTTTGGCCATTTCCTGTCGCAGTTGCAACAGCCTTTGGATAGAACCTTCGGTGTTAAGCGCCAGTTCTGCCACAATCTTTTTCGATAGGCTCGCTACAACCAAGCCATTGTCTAGGAGCCACTCCTTTAATTGCGCTACGGAGTTCGGGTTATCTAGCCCGGTCAGTTCCTTGGCCTCGTCCGTGACTTCGGCCTTGTACCTTTTGTCGCACTGGAGGGCCATTTCGACAAGCTTAGTATCTATCAAAACGCCAGTATCATTGATCTGCTGGTCAAGCATCCAAAGTCTCTGCTCCGCATCCGTGATCGGGAAGTTCTTGATCTTTCCCCTGATCGCCCGCTCCACCTCAACGTCCTGTTTGCAGTAGGCTGCAAAGGTGGCCCACTTCTCTGGCGCATGACTTGGGAGGTTTCGCGTTCGCCCGCCATTTACTTTGGTTGGTTTGCATGGGCCACAGAAGTACCTGATCAGGGCCTTGCCCTCAGACATCTTCTGCTGCTCCATGCCCAGGGCTTTCGCGACCCCGGCAAGATGAAGGGGAAGCCCCAACATCGCCGACTGTACTGCCGTACAACGCCAGGAGTCGGGAGCCAGGGACTTCCCCAGGTATACCGCCAAACAAGTCCGTTCGAATGCGGCATTAAAGGCGGTCTTTATAATCGTTTCATCAGTTATGGCGTCTAATATTTCAGGTGGTAGTGTTTCTCCCCGAGCCAAGTCCACCAGTTCTACTGGATTATCCCCCCAGGCATACGCGAATAGGAGAATTTCGAAATCGGAGGCCGAGGTGTAGGCGTACACCCCGGCTTTTTTTAAATCCACACTGGAGTAGGTTTCGAGGTCAATACCTAAAACGTCCATCTGAAGGCTTCCTGGAGGATATCTATGCGGAATTGGTCGCCATCTATTGCGACTTCGTGTCTCCGGCTAAGTTGGAACGAGATACTTATTAATAGCCTTTTCTCTGCGCCCTTTAGCTTGTGACCTGTAAGCGACGCATACTCGGTGACAGTGTAATAGTCCTCTGCTAGAACCCTTTCCCCAAGGAGCATAATTGCCTCTTCATGTTCGTCCACTTTTTCTATAATTTCGCGGAGTAATTTAGACATCTCTTCTATTTCTTTCATTTCAATTCTCCCCCCCTTAGTTCAAAAAGTCGTCATCGTCTGAGATAACACTAAAGTCATCTTCTGCCTTATGGCGTACCCCTCCGAGGGATTCTCCGTCGGCGACTTTCTGAATTCCGTTAAGAGTGGACGTTACCCCTTTGTTTAACCCGGCGTTATACGGGAAAACATCTAAACTAACCCTTGCATAACACCCGCTATAAACCTCTGTGGTGTCCATAATTGGTTGAACTTTTAGGTCAACAATATATGGTCTGTTCTTGTTACTTGTGTTGATAAAGTAATGGCCATGGCAGGATTCATCATCTTCCAAGTCCCCATCTTTGAGCATCTTGGTGTTCTTTTTGCCCGCGAACGCTGCACCAAACTTTGCAATTCCGGCCTTTTCAGCCTCGGCCTCTGCCTCCATAAGTTTTGCGATTGTTTCCTTGTCATTCTTTGGGATGAGCACCCGGCAAGTATATTTAGGATCGGAACCGTTTACGCTTACTGATTCCCATACTCTCGCATAAGAGAGTCTTGCTTTTCCTGTTACAACTTTATTAGCCATTTTTAATTACCCCTTTATTCTTTTTATTTTGTTTCCGAACGAGGCCTCTGCTGCGTTGTATTCTTTACGCTTGTCCGACTCAGATACAAATGTTGGCTTGCCCTCTGGCTTGATAACAAGATTGCCGACGATCTCATTGAATTTATTTTTACCCATCAAAGCTTCCATCGCGGTTATACCGAGGAGATTCACAGTGTAAATATCCTCTTCTTTTAGCTGCCCGTCTGCTATGATCGCCTCAGCCACAGCATTTTCATCGGCGTACTTCCGGGAAGATCGTCCCTGGACTACTTTGTACCCGCCCCAACTCTTTCTCCCGGCGATGGCCTCTTCCTCGGCGTAGGCCCAAACATCGGTGGCCCACCGCTTTAATTCATCGACGCTGGCCAATACCTCGGTCATTTCCTCATCCGTCAGCAGATCGGGCTTTTTGAAATCAAGTTTTATGAGCTCGAAGTTCCGATCTGCTCTGGCCCGGCAGGTGGCCCTTACCCGGCAGAATTGGCAATGATCCCCGGTGCAAAACTCTCCCTCACCTTTAAACGCGAGTGCCGCCCTGGGCTTTAGTTCAGTTTCGGCCCAGAACATTAGCTCGTTGACTGGTAGAACAAACGTCGATATGGAATCTAAACGCGGCTGGCAGATCGTCATCCGAACAGTCTTAATGTCATAAAGAAAGTCAAACTTTGCCAGTGCCCCCAAACAGTACAATTTCAGTTGGGGGTTGTCCTCGGCATCCACCTTGACACCTTTACCGTACTTTAAATCTAAAACGTGCAAAACCTCATCATCCACCACCAAAAGATCCGCAGTCCCGAACCCTTCAGGGACAAACTTTGAATAATCCACGCGCTCTTCGACCATCACGACCGGATCGCTTGACCGCGAGTACGCCTCGCTGATTAATTCACAAGCATAGCCCACATAAATGTCGGTGTAATATTCCATTTCTTGCGAGTCGTACTTTGAAGTCGGTCTGACCGTTTTTATCTTCAGAAACTCGCGGAGTTTGTGTTCCGACAGCTCATGGGCTGCTGTTCCTTCGGCTGCCGCATTACTGGACTTGTCCTCCTTGGTGCGTTCCAGCACCGCCGATGGCGTGCAATGCAGCCACCTATGAGAGCTGGAGGCCGACAGCAGAGCGTGTTCTCCCAACTACATCACCTCAGCTTCTCTGAGAAATTCCGGGTAATCCGAAGGGCTCAAATCAGAAAGTTTGTTAACGCTATATTTTTTTAAAAGTTCTTTGGCTTTTTCTCTTTTTACATTTAATACCGCGCGAATCTCCACAAGAGTTACTTTTTCGGGTATACTAGAAGTGTTAATTTTCTCATCGAGTGGGGTTGCTGCCAGGCAATTCCCGCTCATATTTTTTTCTAGGGCCTCCGCAATCCGTGTCAGGACCACTATAAGTGGATCATGAACACTTGGAGTATCCGCAATGGACACAGGCCACACACCCACTTTCGTGATTTATTGGCATGCCACAATCTGGGCACATATTGGTTCCGGACACCTTGATTTTTTCCACTGGTCTTACAACCGCCTCACCTCCTTTACCGATGTGCTTCCTAATTATTTTGGCGATGGCATCTGGGCAAGATGTCACGTTTACCCCCTCACGTCGCATACAAGCCGGGCAGCGTATTCCTCGGATTTGCTCGATAATATCCTCCTCAGATATGCCGGAACGAAGTGCGACAGATATGAGCCGCGCCGTTGCCTCTGATTGTGAGGAACATCCCCCTGCCCTACCAGTGTTGGTGAACACTTCGCAGATACCTTTCTCATCGGAATTGACACTTACATATAGGTTGCCGCAGCCGATTTTGGTTTTCTCAGTCACTCCTGTTGTGACCTCCGGCCTTTGCCGTGGTTTAATGGTTTGAACCTCTGGGGCTGTGTCGTGCGGCTGCAATCTAGTCCCTGTCGTGAGCACTTGTACCTCCCGGCTACCATCTCTATAGACAGTCAAACCTTTGCAATTAAGCTCGTATGCCAGCCTGTAGGCCTTGGCGACATCCTCGCGGGTGGCTGAATTCGGGAAGTTGATTGTTTTTGATACCGCATTGTCCGTGAACTCCTGGAAGGCAGCTTGCATCCTGACGTGCCACTCCGGTTTGATCTCCTGGGCCGTAATAAACACTTCCTGCACCCAGGTTGGAACCTCTGGTAGACCGTGAACAGTTCCATGCTCCGCTATTTTGGCCATCAGTTCTTCAGAGTAGAATCCATATTCCTTAGCATATTTCTCAAACAGTGGGTTGACTTCAATGAAGGGTATCCCATCCATGACAGTTTTCGTATATGCCACAGCGAAGATCGGCTCCACGCCACCGGACACTCCGCAGATCATGGATATGGTTCCGGTTGGTGCAATCGTCGTCAGCGTCGCGTTGCGAAGTTCCGGACACACCCCATCATACTTCGAACCTTTATAATTTGGGAATGCGCCTCGTTCCTGTGCTAAACGTTGTGATTCTTCTCTGGCCTCAACTTGGATAAAGTCCATTATCCCTCTGGCGTACTCCACAGCATCTTCGGAGGCATAAGATGTTTTTAGCATTATCAGCACATCGGCAAAACCCATTACACCCAGTCCAATCTTGCGATTACCCTTCACCATTTCGTCGATTACAGGTAAGGGGTATTGATTAGAGTCGATAACATTGTCCAGGAAACGAACAGCTAGCCGGACTACATATCTAAGACGTGCCCAGTCAATAACCATTTTGTTCTCTTCTTCATGAATCATGGCCTTAAGATTTATAGAGCCGAGGTTGCACGCTTCGTTTGGAAGCAAGGGCTGTTCCGCGCAATTATGAACAATTGCCCCATTACATACCCCTTGATGCAAATTCGGTTCAGAAAAATCCCAGACCTCCATATCCTCTAACTCAGATATTAGGATTACTGTTTCATCTTCTTCATCCTTAAGGTTGATGCTTTCTTCGTAGCCGTTTTTATAAGTCTGTAAAAAACCGATTTCATCAAGGTATTTCTTGTAAGACTTTCTGCTAATGACTAAATGGCAACTTTGCTTACAAACATAAGATCCGTTACTAAACTGCACTTCATGCTCTTTTGAGTGATACCATAATTTTGACTTAATCCCGAAAAGCAAAAGCATTTGTTGAATTTGTTGTAGCATTTCTTTATTGATAGACACGAGTTGTATCCTGCGATATTCTTTAAGATTCGTTCCATTCGCACTAAATAGTCCTTTCAAGAAATCCTTCATTTCTTTTTTGGGCAATTGCAGTATCCAATCGGGAATGATCCTATCGTCGATTTTATATTTGAAAGCATTCGCATAAACAGTGCCTTGGGGAATCTTGATACAGTATTTTTGATCCGAATCAAATTTCTCATTAAATTCCTTTTCGAGAATTGAAATTACTTCTTGGTCTTTATCGGGTGTAGCATAAATATATTTCATTCGATTGGACGCTTTGTGATAACCACCATCCCCTAATTCGAACCCTAAAACCCTATAATCTACATTTTGCTCGGGGTTGATACCATTCCATTCTTTTTCAGATAAATCAAATTCTATTTTTTTGCCTAGGGTATCCTTTGCTTCTGCCCACGTCCCATCGCTAAGTTTAATTTTATGGTCCGGGGTGACTACATACTCGAATCCACTATTCGTCATGAGTCTTACCACTGGCTTTATGCCATTTTCCCACGATTTACTTGTAACAAAACTTTCTCTATTCCAGATCCGCGATTTCAGTAACGATATTTTTTCTAACCCATTCTCTGTAACGAAATAGGAGTCTTTTGAAAGACAGGGATTACTGGCCTCGATCTCTCCGATGTGTGGTGTTGGATTATCGGCGTTCATCCTGTCCAAGAAGATGATTCCTGGCTCCCCGTTACACCACGCATGGTCAACAATACTGTTGAAAACTTCGGCTGCCGATAAGCTCCCTGCTACTTCGCCTGAGCGGGGATCGACGAGATCATAGTCTGCATTTTGCTCTACAGCCTCCATAAATGCGTCCGTTATACCAACAGAGATGTTGAAGTTTGTGATCTCCTTGTTATCCTCTTTACAGGCAATGAACTCCAAAATATCCGGATGGTCAACCCTCAAGATCCCCATATTTGCCCCGCGCCTAGTTCCACCTTGCTTAACCGCCTCGGTTGCTGCATTAAAGACCTTCATAAAGGAAATAGGACCAGATGCCACACCGCCAGTCGAACGAACTGAGCTATTTTTCGGACGCAGCCTTGAGAAACTAAACCCTGTACCGCCGCCGGATTTATGAACGATGGCGGCATTTTTTATTGCGTCAAAGATTTCTTCCATGGAGTCGCCAATTGGTAAAACAAAACAGGCACTTAACTGGCCCAGGTCACGTCCCGCATTCATTAGTGTTGGTGAGTTTGGCAAGAACTCCAAATTGACCATCATGTTATAGAATTCCTTGGCGGTCTCGCTTTCGCTAAGGCCATATATTTTTTCTACATTGGCAATCGTTTGGGCCACCCGGTGAAACATATCCTCTGGGGTTTCGACTACCCCCCCCTGCTCCTTCCGCAAATAACGTTTTTCTAGGACTACCCTAGCGTTTGGTGTTAAATCCATTGTTTAAATCCTCCCACATTGCTCGGTATAGTAGTAAACAGGAACGCCTATTTTCTCGGCAGCCTTTATTTCAACCCCCATACCTTGAGAGGTTCGAGGGCCAAACGCCCAGAGCTCGTCGCAAAACATCTTCAGAAATTCCAACCCCATATCCATACCTAACTTCCGCTGCGCTGGATTGTTGTCATTAAGGAATTGTGTGAAGTAAATATGCGGCGCGAATGGTATGGCTTCCTGGGTTGTAGCAAACAGGCAGTAATCCCTGGTTCTTTTGATATTAGCTTCCACTTTGCCTCGTAAAGGAGAACTGATATAAACAATTTTTTTCATCATTTTCACCTCCTCTCAAAATAAAAAGATTCCTCGGTGCGAAACCAAGAAATCTATGAATAGAAATTTTTGTTACGGACAGGCTAACAATGCGACGAAGAAACGATGCAACAACTGAACAATGTTGTTCATGTGTTAATACTAACTGAGTTTCTGTTTTATATCTACAGGGGATTGCTGGTAAGAAAGTAGGCGTATTATGGTCACTAAAAAGGAAAGAGAAGAAATGGCCGATGAAGCAGAAAGGGAGTTGATTATAAAACAGCACAAGGCTGGCAGATATATGGCGAGGGTTCGAGATAAAACCACAATTTCCAAAGTCGCCGCAGATTTAGGCTGTAGTAATACTTTACTTGGATATATAGAAAAGGGCCAAAGAGTTCCATCTGACCACTTTCTCAATGAGTGGGCTGCATATTTTGGGGTTGATGAAACTTCACTTTATAATTTATGGGGTAAAATTCCTATTTTGGCTAAGGATGAAATCCGCAACAGTGACACACTCAAAGGCACACTACTTGAGATCGCACGAAATAAAAAACTTTCAGCAGAGGAAAAAGAAGAGATTTATGACGAGATTCATAAAACCTATAAACGGTATCTTATAAGAAAAGAGGGTAAATAGTGCATAGTTTATTTCTTGTAATAATGAGGGCCTTAACACATGTTTTTGGCTATGAAGGGGCACTGGAGTTTAAAGATATATTTAATGGACTTACTGGGGCCTTGATAGGTTGCATTATTTTAGGTTATCTGTTTTCGGGTTTTTACTTGGATGCGGATATTGATAAAGAATTGCCTGAGGATACAACAATCCAGAGGGTCAATACTAACCCACTAGCTTTCTCAACCAACCCTAAAACCCGACTTCAGGTGATGGAGTCATTTGTTGGCTCCTTGAGGATTCGTAAAACAAAAGAGAAGAGTATATTAAAAAAGGATTCAAGGCGTTTTACTATTATTATTGCTGTTGCATTTGTTATATTGCTTTTATTTGAGTGGGTACTTATTGCTTACGACTATTTCCCCGGTCAATAA